TACGCAGCTGACTCAGCGACCAGCCAGCCAATTGCAGACGCAAGACGATTGAGGACTGCAGGGGTGCTTGATCGGGCGGCTACTGAGGAGAGCGAATCAGACGCTAGGATTCGGCAGCTGCTCAATCTTCCGCAGAGTGCTTTGATTCAGCAATAAAACTTTTGGCACCATTTTGGCACCATTTTTAGGGTAATATGCAGCATCTGACAGCAAGTCACAGCAAGCGGGGTTCGTAAGTCATTGATTTCATTGACCCCGCAGCAAGCTACAGCAAGCTGCGGTAATACTCCAGAGAGTTCGATCCTCCCTGGCTCCACCACTTAACCCTTTGTTTTATAAGGGTTTTAATTTTCCTCTTTAAGTTTGGCACCATTTTGGCACCATTTTTTATCGAGTTAGCTCATCGAAAGGAAGATTTCTTCCTGCGCTTTTGACTCATCTTGGTCGATCCATTGGGCGTAAGTCGTAAAAAACATTTCGAGAGAATGCCCTAGTTTTTCAGCGCACCAACCTGGTCGCATTCCTGCGGCCAACATCCTGCAAGCAGCCCCGTGGCGCACATTGTAAGGGTTGCGATACCTAACTTCAGCCAACTGCATTGCCTTAGCGAAACGCTCTCCAAAGTGACTGCCGGTTTTGTGCGGCTTACCTTGGTAAGTTAAAAACAAATGTGGGTCGCGCATATCAACCACGCGCTTGGCCATCAATTTGGTGATCTGTGGGTGAAGCGGAACGTCTCTCTCAGTTTCAGTCTTAGTGGTGCCAAGATGACCTTCTACCCGCGACTTGTTCACATAAATTTTACCATCGCGGACGTCTTGCCTAGTGAGCGCAATTACTTCGCCAGGTCGCAGACCGCAATACCAGCGGATCGAATAGAACAATTTGTCCTCATCGCTCAGGTGCTGAAAAATAGCGTCAATCTCTTTCTCCACAAAAGGATCTATTGGCTTTTTCTTGCCAGACTTTTTATTGAATTTTTTTGACACGCTGATGGCAGGGTTGCTAGCGATAAATTCATTCTCAATGCCCATTGAGAAGACACTGCTGCCCGCATCTAGCACAACCTTGATGTATTTTTTTGACCGACCAAGCCGCCTCATCTCATTCACAATTTGCTGGACGTGCATTGGCTTAACTTGCGTAAGCAAATGACCACTCAGTGCTGGCATCCAATACAGGTTGAGCCTACTTTTTATTGAGCGATATGAGGACGGCTTGCCAAGTTTTATCTCATTAAGTTTGTCTTGCGCCATTTGCCCAAAAGTGGGCATAGCAACAAAATGATTATCTTCCTCATGGCCTTCTAAAAACGCCCTGATTTTTTTTGCGCGAATTTTCCTTGCGGCATCTATACCAGCTTTGTTATAGGCGATGGGGAGCGTTTCGTAACGCCGTATTTTCCCTTCAGCCCATCTAATCTGGCATTTTCCTCTTTTGTTAAGCACTCCGGTCGCTGTTTGTTCTGCCATTGCGTTATTGCCTCCAAGTCGTAGACGGTCGTGTTTGCAGGATCTGGCCAATAATGGACCCCTTTCTCCCAAGTGTGCAAGCGGCGGTGCCTGATCTGGCCGTTGGTGTACCCTAGCGCCTCGCTAAGTTTTGCCTCAGTTATTGCCATTACCAGCCCCCACAATCTGCGCCTCTGTCTCTATCCACCAGCGCAGGTAATCTGCCGCTTTGTTGAGGTGAACGAGAGGGACTTCGTTGTGGTTATGGGCGCGCCAGGTGTATTTGATGACGTTCCCTTTGCAGTACCCGGCGAAGTCAAATGGCGTCATGCTCTGGCGGATCGCGTCTATGCACTCAATTGATCCTTGGCGGTAATGACTTGGCGCTGCGACCTGTTCTTCTTTGCTGAGCTTGGGGGCTACTGGCGCGGGGCCATTGGCAAGGTAATCGCTAAACTTTTGCAAGGTTGCTGGCGTAGGGGCCTTGATGTCGCCCTGGATAAAGTGCTTCACCGTTGCGTAATCCACACCGATTGCGTCTGCAACTTTGCTGAACCCGCTAGTGATTCTGCCGCCTTCAGATTTCTCAATGGCGAGTGAATTCAGCTGCAGCTTGATTTCGTTATTATTTAGCATTTTTGTTCTTCCTTGCTGGATTATCGTTGCGATTCATTCTGTCCACTGTGCCATCTGCTAACACCGTATATCTGTTTTTGATGTTGTAGACGCTGCTTGGCGTTAGGTTGTGCTGACGGGCGATCTCAGTCTTGCGCATGGTTGTCTCTTCGAGCAATTTCAGCACCGACTTAACCACATCGTCTGGAACACCAAACGGGAAGCGCTTTATGACGCTGCTACCCCATCGCGTGGAATCTGAGCCGAAACGCTGTTGAGCGCTTATTGCTTGTGCGAATTTGCACATACTTCTACTCCTCAAAACGGTATTTCTTGGACCCACTTTTCGCAGGCGTTTTCTCTAGTTATGAATTCTTGCGGTGGTGACGCTTGAAACTCAGAGCAGTAACCCGGCTGTTCGTACATCCGCTCACAGCTGAGGCAGTTGCGCTTCACTTGGCTGCGCGCCAAAAGCTCAGCGGCCTGCGCCTCTTTCATTTTGCGCATTTCTTCTAGGAAGGCATCCACTAGCCCGCGACCTTGCCGTTAAATGCTTGGCGCAAGCTGTCGGTTGTCGCATCGCCAATGATGCGCGGGTCTTCAGCTGCAGCGATCTCGCTTGATAGATAACCGCCAGGCCCATTTACAAACTGGGTGCCGGTGAGCTTGTTGGTGTAGGTGACGTTATCGCCGTCTGTGTCTATTGGCTCTGCCCAGTTCGCCAGCAATGGCGGGATGAAATTGTGGTGATCGCAGCCAGCGGCTTGCGCGGCTTTGTCGATGAGCTTGTCATGCTTGCCACATTTCCACTGCCCAGCGGTGCCAGTAAGCACGGGCGTTGAGTGCGCGCAGGTTCTGCAGTTCATGGCAGGCGTGGTGTTTGTGTGGCACACCGGGTGGAAGTCACAGAACTTACACTTATACCAAGTCGGGTCATCGCTCATGCGCTCAAGCGGGCCTTCGCTGGCAATAATATTTTTGGCTTTTCTTAGCAGCTGCTCAGGTGCCTGCGGATCGTAAGCTATGCGCTCAAAATAAAGATCGTCAGTGTCTTTGTTGACCGCTTGGTAAAGCGCCCACGCGATTTTCATCTTGTGCATATATATCTGCATCTGCGCAAAATGCTCAGGCTTACTCGCCAGCACGCCTTGCCTTACAACGGCGTTAAAGCTCTTTGTGTTGTGCGTTTTCTGTTCGCTGACGTGCGGGACTTCGGGCGCGTCTGGCAGACCCAGCACTACACCATCAAGACTGCCGCCAAAGTGCCCGCCAACATCAGAGATGCGCCATTGCTCGCCCGTTTCCGGGTCTACATCCCAGACGGTTAAGCCGCCTTGTTTGAGGTAGGCGTTAAATCTGTTCTCTTCGTCTTGTCCGCGCGCAAAGAGGCGCAGGATGCGGGCTTGGTGGAGCTTGCTAGATGCCCAGCGAAACGTGTACCAAAGTTCGCGGCTGCACTCGCGGCCAATGCTTGAGCCGCCGAGATGCGCGCGACCAGGGCTGTCGTCTTGATCTGCTTCAATGGCCTGATTGATTGCCGCTAAAGTTTTTTCTGCTAACAAAATCGTCATGCTTGATCCTCAAAAAAAGCAGCTGCGCCCCCGGCGCAAGGAGTAGGTCGCCAGTTTGGGGTAGGCGCAGCTGCCAAAAATTTAGCCCCGTCTGTTCGACCACGCGGACGGGGAACGCGCTAAAAAGGGAGGTGAACCCCTTGGCCTAAGTTTATTGCTCCCAAGGCTTAGCTGGTGCGCCGCCTGGAATGTCATCAACGAAAGCCGCTTCTTGCGCTGCAGGCGCGGGCGCGGCAGGGGCAACTGGCGCGGCACCGGCTGGGGCTGAGTAACCCTTGATTTCGTTGCTGGCTTCATAGCCGTTAGATGCAGGCGAGATTTCCACGTCGATCAAAATCTCTTTGTAATGAAGCTCATCAGAGTCATCTATGCCGCCTTTTCCAAGCGCCGCGCAAATCTGCGCGAGGTCTTGCTGCGCAATTTTCACTGCGGTGGGGTTGGGGTTTTCCACATTGAGGCGGTCCCAGATCATGCGGCCTATGTGTTCGCCTTTGGTGATCTCCCAGACCAGCTGCAGATACCGGCCATCGCCGCGCTTAGTTGGTTTCATTTCCGATTCGGTGATCATCGCGCTGTAGGTTCCTTTAGGGACCGGCTGGCGTGAGGGGCGTTCTTCTATCTCTACGCTCGCTGCGCTAAAAACTAATTGGGCCATTTTTCTATCCTTTTGCTTGTGAGATTTCTGGTGTTGGGTTGAGTGCTGCGGCCAATGCTGACCACGAAAGATCTAGTTCGTCTGGCAAGTTGAATCTGTTCTTAGCTACATAGCTTGGCGTTTCTGTTGTGCACATAACGCGCTTGCCTGTGCTGATGCCTCGCGTGCGCGAGTTGCCAAAGCCGGTATCTTCTTTTTTGGTTATGTTCTTGTGCTTGCAGAAAAGCACCATGTCGCAAGACTCTTGCACCAGCGCGCTGGCTTTTGAGTGCAATTTAATCTCATAACGGTCAATTTGGTCCATTTCTGGATCTTGATGCTTTCTTATTTGGTGATGGGCTATCAACAGCACGCTCATCTTGCGCTGGTCGCGCAGGCCACGCAGGGCCATTAACAACTCACGCCATAGGTCTAGCGCCATTACATAGCCCTTTCCATAAGTGAGTTGCTCGATGCTCTTAACATTGTTGTCGGCGCAAACTTTCTTCCAGATCAGTGGCTCTAGGTGATCAAGGCTATCTAGTGCCAGCGTCTTGAATTTATGGTCGCCGTACAACGAACCAATGGCCTGCAGCACATCTTCATAGCTTTGCGCTACTGGGAATGCGTCAAGCGTGAGGCTTCCCGCGCCATCTTCAGTAGGCAGAAAAACTACCTTGTCCGCTTGGCTAGCGACTGTCGTTTTGCCTACGCCGCTGGTGCCATACAGGATGGCGAAGATAGGGCGGTCATTTTTTGTTTTTGAGATTGCTGATAGGTCGAACGCCATTAGTTTTGCTCCGCTTTTTTTACTGTGATGTTTGGCTTGCGTGGCGTGGTGGTGATCGCCTCGCTGATGATTTTGTAGGTATCTGGCTCGTTCTGAAGTAAGAACTTGAGGCGCGTTTCGTCCAACATTTCGACCAGCTTAATAGGGTGCAATTCTGTGGGGATTCGCGGCTGGATGCGCTTCCAAGTGTCCCAATGGATAGAGCGGCCAAAGCTATTTTTGACGGTGATTTTGGTTCCGTCTTCGAGCGTGGTGGTGGTTGCGCCTTCTTCGCGCTGCTCCAAAAATGGGAGCATGTCGCTCTCGCACTGAATGCGGTCAGC